GGCCGTGATTACCGGTAATTGCCCCGGACGCGCTGGCCGTGAAAAATCGTCGGGTCCCTTCCAATATCGGGTCAAAAACCGCAGAAAACCGCCAAAAAATCACGAAAAACGCGCCGCCGCCCACGCCGTGCCTAGCGGGAGCATGGGCCATGTTTCTCTCAAATATTCATATGAAAAACGGTATAGAATGTTTCACGTGAAACATTGCCTATTTATTAGGCAAATATGAAGTCTTGTTAACTGACTAATAAATGTGCATATTTGTGCACATATTTTGTGCAATTTAAGGGTCCCCCGATGGATGGTCTGACAGAGAAGGAACTGAAGCTTCAACTGAGGCTCGCGCTTCTTGAAAAGAATGAAGCTTGCAAAGATGACTTTTTAATTTTTGTAAAAAATATGTGGCCGGAGTTCATTGCCGGTCGTCATCACAAGATCATTGCGGACAAGTTGCAGCGGGTAGCGAGCGGCGAGTTGAAGCGTTTGATCATCAATATGGCTCCTCGTCACACAAAGTCCGAGTTCGCTTCTTTCTTGTTTCCTGCATGGATGATGGGTAAGAATCCAAAGATGAAGATTATTCAGGCAACGCACACAACGGAGCTTGCTGTAAACTTTGGACGAAAGACGAAGAACTTAATTGATAGCGATGACTACAAAGACATATTCCCGGAAGTTCGTCTGGCTGCTGACAGTAAAGCGTCGGGGCGATGGGACACGGCTTCTGGTGGAATGTACTATGCCGTTGGCGTTGGATCGAACTTGGCGGGTCGTGGTGGTGATTTAATCATCATTGATGATCCTCATTCGGAGCAGACCGCGATGTCCGCGAACGGCTTTGATGACGCATGGGATTGGTACACAGGGGGCCCCCGGCAGAGGCTCCAGCCGGGTGGGTCGATTGTTTTGGTACAGACCCGGTGGTCTGAGAAGGATATGACGGGTCAGCTTTTGAGGGCGATGGCTAAAGATCCGTTAGCCGATCAGTGGGAAGTTGTGGAGCTTCCTGCTATTTTCAGTGATGAGAAGCCGTGTTGGCCTGAGTTCTGGTCTTTGGAAGATTTAACCGCGGTCAAGGCATCTATACCTCCCAGCAAGTGGAACGCTCAGTATCAGCAGAACCCGACGGGTGAAGAGAATGCGATCATCCGGCGCGAGTGGTGGAACCGTTGGAAGCCGGAGAAGGTTCCCAATCTTGAGTTTGTGATCCAGAGTTATGATACGGCGTTCAGTAAGCGGGAGACGGCAGACTATTCTGCCATTACAACGTGGGGAGTGTTTCGTCCGGAAGAGTCTGGGGGTCCCCCGGCGTTGATCCTTTTGGACAGCATGAAGGGTAGGTGGGACTTTCCTGAGTTGAAGGAGCAGGCGTTAGAGCAGTATAATTACTGGGACCCCGACACCGTCATCATTGAGGCCAAGGCGTCAGGGACCCCCTTGACCCACGAACTACGGAACATGGGCATACCTGTTGTTAACTTTACGCCGAGCAAAGGTAATGATAAGGTGACGAGGGTTCATTCGGTATCGCCATTATTTGAGGCTGGAATGGTTTGGGCCCCTGATACTACGTTTGCGGACGAGTTGATTGAAGAGGTAGCGGCGTTCCCTAACGGGGAGTATGACGATCTTGTTGATAGCATGACGCAGGCATTGATGCGGTATCGGCAGGGTAATTTTGTACAATTACCAACAGATGACTGGGAAGATGAAGAGAATTATAGTAGGATACACGCTTATTACTAGAGGGGCAGCGGACGCATGGGAAATTCTGTAGTTAATACGGGCGCAGGGTCCCCCGAAGAAAGGGATCAATTCTTAGATTTTTTGCGTAGAAATCGTCCTTTGTACAAGGAGGGCGACGAGCGTCCGTATACTTATTACAGCGATATGTTGATGGTTCCCGAAGAGATCGAAGATACTTTCGGTATGCAGCAGGAGACTTTGCCCCGTGCTGATATTTATCAGGAGTTCCCAGAGGGTTCCCGTATGGAGGATTTTGGTCCTTCGGAGCCTGAGATGGTTTTTGATGACGGCGGTTCGGTAGAGGGCATTATGTCCGTGGACCTTAGTAAGGGAGCGGACACAACGGGGCCCGACACAATGCGACCTATCCCACAGTATCCGGGGATAGAGGGTTTTGATATATATAAAGATCTTGCTCCGGAGCAATTCAAGATTCGTCCTATAGACAAGCAGAACTTTGACAAGAAGCGCGGCTTTCAGTTTGGTCAGATGGTTGAGTTACGCGATGACGCGGTTGGTGGCAAGTTATTGAAGCAGGCTGGTATTATGACGCCTGTAGATCAGGTGAAGCAGACTGTTGATCCGAAGGTGATGGATCAGATGTCACGGATCTTGGGGCGGGAAGTTGTCTGATAATCCAGAAGATGATTTCGTTTCATACGAACCGCCCCCAGAAGGCGCATACCGTGAGCTAGGAATTGGTGCCCTTCAGGGCGCTACAACGGATTTAGGTGGTTCTTTCGCAGATATAGGCGCGGCAGCCACGGGCATTGCGTCTCAAATAGACCCCCGTTTGTTAAGAACTTCTCCTATAGCGTCGGCTTTGTCTGCCGCGGACCCTTACGCGCAGTCTTTTGTGAAAAACTTTGGATCCGAAGCCCTTGGCTCACGTTTCTTTCCCGCTGCGGGGTCGGGTTTAGAAGACTATCGTGACTTGGGGCGTTTAGCTGGCGGAATTACGGGTGCCGGTGAATTGATCACGGCCCGCGGCGCTAAAGCTGTTTCAAGCGGCATACAGGATTTCATGCGGTTTTTGCCGAATGTACGCCCGCAGGCGGTAACCCCCGATGGTCAGATAATACCCGTACCGGACGATGGATTACCAGACACCTCTGTCACGGAAATGTTGGCCTCTGCGGACACTCCGGGAATAAACCCACAATGGGTAAGGGGAATAAAGTACAAGGAGTCCGCGGCTCAGAAACGGTTGGAAGATGGCGAGGACCCCCGCAAGGTGTTTGAAGAGACAGGGTTTATGCGTATTAATGTGGACGCAAGACCCGGCAGGGAAGCAGGTGATGCTCCATTAGAAACCAAGATGGTTTTTGATATCCCGGATAATTTGAGTCAGATCAAGATAAGTAATATTTTGCCGGAGTCGGTCGGAACCAAGGTGTCGGCAGGGAAGTCTGGCGCGGAGGTTATGGACTCTTTTGAAAACTTGAAAGACCCCAGAAACTTTTTTGTTGAGCGGGGACACAGGGGCGGTGAATACGGAAGAAGCGTACAGTTTAAGTTAAAAGAGGTGATGGGTGAGGATCATCCACTTTTTGATGTATTCCCGGATTTAGGGGATGACATAGATGTTAGAATTATCGAAAAGCCATCAAAAGGGTCTGGCGGCCACTGGGATGATAGCACCAACACGATTGCTATTGGAGCGGAGTATTTAGGGAATGACCGGTACACGTCCACCTTGATGGTGCATGAAATAGCGCATGTGTTACAGACAAGAGGGGATTTGCCCGGAGGCAGTGCTCCGTTTTTGGTTAAAGAAAGCGTGTCTGGCAAATTGTTTGACAACTTTGCTCTCTATGAGAGCCTTAAAATGATAGACGAGCCGGGAGTCACGAAGTTTAATCCTTATGAGTTTTTTAATGAGCTTCGGCCCAAAGGAGAAGTCAAGAATTTAGAAAGCCTACTTAATCAGGCGCGTTTTAACGTAAAGAAGGCAAACCCAGAAGCTCCAGATAATGTAACTAGAATGTGGCCGGGGAATACGAATAGCACCGCCCCTGTTAATTTAGATGAAATGCCTTATGCGAATGAAGTAAAAGCAGAGATGTATCGGCTTATTGCGGAGAAAGAGGCAAAAGCATTTAAAGAGGCCGAAGCCTATCAGTCGCTTGGTATTGACATATACAGGGAAAAGGACGCGGCGGGGTCGTTAAAACAGGGCCCGTCTGCTAGGGGCAACTACATGAAGACGCGAGGCGAGTTTATGGCTCGTCTGCAACAAGGGTATGCTTTGGCAACAGAGGGTATGCCGGTAAGTGAGCGCCGCAAGCTGTTTCCTATGGATGTAGCTATCAAAGGGGCTCGTGCAACGGAAGCGGCTCCGGGCGGAAACAAGGGTATAGCGGGCTCGTCTTTAGAGATCGAAAATCAGTTACGACCGGGATATGATACTATGTCGGGAACAAGCGCAAAAAGTTTTGATACGGAAGGTGCTGAAAGAGGCTTAGTTGATGTAGAGGGTCTGATTAACGTAGACAAGATACCAGAGAACCTAAAAAAGAAGATAGAGTACCCGAAAAAAGGACCCGCACCTGCTCCAGCCCCAATAAAACTAAGAGATGATACTCAGCCGCCTTTCACATTGGAAGATGGTGCGTTCCCCAGTTACGACTTCACTAATTCTGCCCCGATGGACTCGAATGATGTAGGGGGCTTCGTGTCTATGGTTGACACGATACATGTACCGACGGGCACGAGGATTCCTGCGGAGTCTTTGGTCCGCGGTCATAAGGCAGATTTTGAAAGAGCACCGGGGATTCCACCGCTTGATTCGGACACCGCAAGAAGACTGTTGGATGGAGAGATTAGCTTAGACGAGGCCAGAAAAGAGCTTGTCCGTAAAAATTTAAAAGTAGTGGATAAAGCAGAAGGCGGCATAGTAAGCATGGTAGACGCAGCGCGGAACATGGGCCGCGGCCCACGGGGCATTGCATCCCTTGCGTCAACAGCTAGGAATATGAACCGGCCTATGGTAAGTTAGGTCTTTAAAGGAGACATTTAATGGCTAGAGAACCTATTGCAGGCATGATGGACAAAAACGTCCCGTCTCAGTTGGACATGGAGGACTTAGCTGCTGAAGTTGAACTAGAGGTTCCCGGCAGCATGGACGACAACGTCGTATCCTTTGAGGGTATGGCGGAGGGCATGGACATTGAGATCACGCCTGACGAGGACGGCGGCATGACTGTGGATTTCGATCCGCAGGATCAGCGCGGTGAGGGTGATGATTTCTATATGAACTTGGCCGAGGAGATGCCGGAGCGTGAGCTTGGGCGTATTTCTGGTGAGTTATTGGGTGAGTACGACGCTAATAAAGCAGGAAGGCAGGATTGGGAAGATGCTTATGCAAACGGTCTTGAACTGCTTGGGTTCAACTACGAAGAGAGGACCCAGCCGTTCAGAGGGGCTTCGGGGGTTACGCACCCGTTGCTTGCCGAGGCGGCTACGCAGTTTCAGGCGCAGGCGTTCAATGAGTTGTTGCCTGCCAGCGGCCCCGTGCGAACTACTATTATGGGAGGCGAAACAAGGGACAAGCAGCAGCAGTCACAGCGCGTAAGGCAGTTTATGAACTACTACATCACCAATGTGATGGAGGAATATACGCCTGAACTGGATCAGATGCTGTTTTATTTACCGCTTGCGGGGTCTACCTTCAAGAAGGTGTACTACGACGAGACTTTAAGCCGTGCTGTTAGTAAGTTTATACCGGCTGAACAGCTTGTTGTACCGTATGAAACGTCAGATTTAGAGACTTGTCCTAACATAACCCAGAGTATTCGCATGTCGTTGAACGATTTGCGGAAGAAACAGGTGGCTGGGTTCTATTTGGACATACCTGTTATCCCTGCACAGGGCGATAGTAACTCTGTTAGTGACGAGATTGACAATATAGACGGTGTTTCGTCGTCNCAGATCGACTATGACTGCACGATTTTGGAGTGTCACGTTGATTTGGACCTTGAGGGGTACGAGGATACGGACGAGGACGGTGAGTTAACCGGTATTAAGATACCATATGTTGTCACAATCAGTCAGGACAACGGCCAGATACTGTCTATTCGTAGAAATTACCGCGAAGAAGACGAAAGTCGGAAGAAAATACAGTATTTTGTGCATTATAAGTTCCTTCCGGGGTTTGGTTTCTACGGATTAGGGCTAATTCACACCATTGGCGGTTTGTCACGGGCCGCTACCTCGGCACTGCGGCAGTTGATTGACGCTGGTACGTTGTCTAATCTCCCTGCGGGTTTCAAGGCCCGCGGCCTACGGATCAGGGACGATGATAATCCGTTGCAGCCCGGTGAGTTTCGCGATGTAGATGCTCCGGGTGGGGCTATTCGTGACAGCCTGATGCCGTTGCCCTTCAAAGGGCCTGACCAGACGTTATTTAACTTGTTAGGTTTTGTAGTTGATGCTGGTCAGCGGTTCGCGACCATTACTGATATGAAGGTTGGCGACGGAAATCAGGGCGCGGCGGTTGGTACGACTATTGCGTTGTTGGAGCAGGGCTCTCGTGTAATGAGTGCGGTGCATAAGCGTTTGCACTACGCCATGAAGTTAGAGTTCAAGTTACTTGCGAAGGTGATGGCGGAGTTTTTACCGCAGGAGTATCCGTATTCTGTTGAGGGCGCGGATACCAGTGTCATGGCGACTGATTTTGATGATCGGATTGACGTGGTTCCTGTATCTGATCCTAATATATTTAGTCAGGCGCAGCGTATTGCTTTGGCTCAGACTAAGTTGCAGCTAGCTGGTGCGGCTCCTGAGATGCACAACATGTATGAGGTGTATCAGGACATGTACGATGCTTTAGGCGTTAAAGATGTTGACCGGATCATGCGTCGTATACCTGATGAGGAGCCTGTACCAAAGGATCCTGCACAGGAAAACATTGACGTAATGGACATGATACCGTTGCAGGCGTTTGAGGGTCAGGAGCATGAGGCTCATATTATGGCTCACATGGTCTTTGGTTCAACGCCGCTAGTTGGTAGTATGCCTGCTATGGCGATGGCTTTGCAGAAGCACATTATGGAGCATGTAAAGATTGCAGCGCGGGAACGGGCGGCGGTTCAGTTTATTCAGTCTAGGCAGGCTGTTGGTGGTGAGGCTGCAACGGAAGAGGAGATGTTGCAGATAGAGGGTTTGACCGCTCAGTTCATTGCCGAGGGTATGCAGATGGTCAAGCAGATGTCTCAGCAGGTATCGGGTCAAGGGCCGGATCCTCTGGTACAACTCAAGGAGCAGGAGCTTCAGATCAAGGCGCAAGCCGAGCAGGCGGACGCACAGAACGACCAAGCCAAGCTCAACTTGGATGCACAGAACCAAAGGTTGCGGGCGGATCAGTTCCAGCAGCGGTTGGCGTCTCAAGAGCGGCAGACAGACAAGCGCATTCAGTCTGCTATGGAACGTGAAATGCTTAAACAGCGAGGAGATTAGAATGAAAAGCGTAGTAAAGATTGTAACGAACACACCGGGTGCGGCTCAAAAAGCTGACACGTTTGCAGACATTAAAGGTCAGGGCCGTATTCCGTATGGCAAGACCGCCGATGTAAAGATACCTTCTGGCATGAGCCGTAAGACCGTTCGTGGTATGGGTGCCGCAACCAAAGGCGGAAGCTATATTGCCTGTGAGTGACCTATAGACATTAGCTTGGGGGCATAATGATAGCAGAAACGCTAGCGGGCATAGCGTTGTTTAAAAGTGCAGTGGACGGGATAAAATCCGCTATTGGGACTGCCAACGATGTATCCGAAATTGCAGGATTTATTGACAACCTTTTTGAGGGTGAGCAACAAGTCCAGAAGAGACGTAACGCCAAGTCCGGCGTTAGCGTAGGGGATCAGTTTGGCGTAAAATCGGTTGCCTCTGAGATTATTGACGCTCGCCTTGCACAAGAGCAGATGCGGGAAATCGCGCAGATGGTGGATTTGAGGTTTGGACCCGGCACGTGGAAGTCTATTACAGAGGAACGGGCACGACGTATACAGGCGGCTAGAGAGGCGGCGGCTGCGGAGAAACGCAAGAAGATCCAAGAGGCCAAAGAGTTTGAGGAAAATTTGAAGCAGTTCTTTATGGTTGCGGGAGCCGTCGTAGCGGCTGCGGCGTTTTTTGCTATAATGATTGTGATGATGGCGCGAGCGGATGTTGACAACTACGTCCCGTGCAGGCTTGTCAAATACAAGAAAATAGATAAAGAATGGCACTGTTACTACGAGGGGGCCAATAAAACCCGAACATCTATGATTATTGGAGAATTCTGCCCGAGGATGTATATGTGCTTGTATGACCCTAATAGCAGTAACAAGATTGTAGAATGGGAGTAAGGTAGTATGGCTCAGAAAAAACTACAGAAACAGTCTAGGTTTGCGGAGTATGATGAGGACGGTGACGGCATCGTTAGCGATGCGGAGCTAATGCACGTTAAGGAGATCAAGAAGACAGAAGATAATCTTCGTAAGAACTTAGCTCAACTTAGAATGGCTCGTTACACTTTGATTTCAATGGGTGTATTTACTTTGGCTATGTTCTTTATTCCATTGGACCGAGTCACAGCTTTGTCTGATATATCTAACCTCTTCTACATCAGCGGTGCTGGTATTGTCGGTGCTTATATGGGTACGACAGCTTGGATGAACCGGAAATGATACACGCCTTTTTGCTTGTTTTTGTGTTAGGTGGTAAGGTTCAAAGCCAAGACATGTATTTTAGGTCGGTAGTAGATTGTAATTTTTATGCTAGTCAGATAACAAAACGGTATGGGAATTACGGCAGTATAAGCGGTGTCCCTACCAAGCACAAAGCTACGGCTTATTGTAAGCCTGTTAAGGTGGCTGCAAGTAAGGAATTGTATTGATGGCTTCAAAGTTAAACGAGAGTAGTGAATTTACCATTCCCTTGAAAAACTTGATAGGGCTGATAGCTTTTACTGGCCTGTCGGTCTGGGGTTATTTTTCGATTACTGAACGGCTGGCTTTTTTAGAGCATGAACAGAAAATGCACTGGGAAGAAATTCAAGAGAATGACAACTGGATAGACGAATGGAAGCCGCCAGCGTCGGTAGAAGCTAATATCCAACGTGTGCGGGACCTTGAGCTACGCATTGCTAAGATTGAAACAGTGATGGAGATGAAGTGATGTTACAGGCTCTTATTGGTCCTATAGCAAATTTAGCAGGCTCTTTTATGGAGTCAAAGATTGAACAGACTAAAGCCAAGGGCGCTGTAGCCAAAGCACGGGCAGAGGCAGAAGCGCAAGTTATGGTCACCGCAGCTACGCATGAGGCGGGCTGGGAAAAAATAATGGCGCAATCCTCTGACAATAGTTGGAAGGACGAAGCGTGGACAATTTTATTTATAGCTATAATTGCTATGTGCTTCATTCCGTTTACGCAACAATATGTTGAAGATGGATTTGCCGCGTTGTCTCGTACACCAGAATGGTTTCAATGGGCGATGTACGCCAGCATTGGCGCATCTTTTGGTATTCGGGGCCTAAAAGGATTTAAAAAATGAACAAAGATAGATTACGCGAAGAAATCGCCGAAGACGAGGGCTGCAAGTACGAGGTGTATTTAGACCATTTAGCACTGCCAACTTGTGGTGTGGGTCATTTAATCACTGAGCATGACGAAGAATACGGCAAGCCCGTTGGCACCGTTGTCGAACAGGAACGAGTTAGAAACCTGTTTTCTTTAGACATTGCAGTAACGATTGATGAGTGCAAAGTTTTGTACTCAGACTTTGAGGACTTGCCGGAAGAGGCGCAACATATTATTTGTAACATGATGTTTAACATGGGTCGGCCTCGACTAAGCAAGTTCAAAGGTATGAAGGCTGGTGTGGACGCCCGTGATTGGAACGCCGCAGCCAACGAGATGGTAGATTCCCGGTGGTATACACAGGTCCCAAATCGGGCCAGACGTTTGGTAGATCGTATGAGAGCTCTTGCGGAATCCGAATAGTATGTTATAAGAAGACATAGGATTTAATGCGGAGTTATCGGAGTGGATGAAGTTTACTTTGCGGAAGCTGTTTTTCGCATAATAAAAGAACGGCGACAAGGCATTCAAGACTTGTTGATTTATGACAACGTCAAGAATATAGAGCAATATCGTGAGCTCATGGGTAATTTAAAAGCCCTAGATCATGTGGAACAGGAACTCAAGGGCCTGCTAGATAAACAGGAGCGAAGCAATGACTAAAGCAGTTGACTTAGCTGCGGCATCAGAAGGTGTTGCAACTATTGCAGAGGCTTACAAAGAGCCTACTGACAGAGTATTAGACCCCGAAGCCATCGGGGAGTCTCTTCTAGAAAGAATGCCTGCACCTACGGGGTGGCGCATTCTGGTTCTACCATATCGGGG